CATCACGCCGATATAGACGCTGTAATCAAAGATCTGTGGCTCACTCATAATCACTTGCCTTCCGTCGGTAATTCGACCTTAGGGCATGGGTCAAGCTTTAGGTGGGATTTCCCCAAAGACCTTTAGGAATGCAGCTTTGACCCAGATTACTGAGTCTGCAGCTTGTGGTGTGATCTCAATGTGAAACCAGTCTCCGCCGGGAGCGCCGTGAATTGTCGGCTTGTCATATTTGAGCCATGCGTAACGGTCACAGCGCCAAGCGCGTCCTTGTGGCTCTGGAAAGTAGTCAAGGATGCACTGAAGACCGAGGTCGTTAGCGTTGGCGACAAGCTTGTCAATGAACACGAGCGCTTCTTTGCGTCCTGCTTTGGGATTCTTTTCGCTCTTGCGGTATGAAAGATCTACAGCTCTGCCAGTTGCGTGGACTGAAAGCGATCCGGGCTTTCCGCGCATGTCACGCTGACCCCATGATCCGTTGTTCCATAGCGATCCGTTTGATGCAGCGATTGCTTGCTTGATCCATTCGTTCATTCCCGCTCGAGGAGCTGGTGATGCTCCGTCAGCGTTGCCGATGTAGTCCCTAGCGTTCGGGACTCCCGGCTTAGCTTTGGCTATCGCCACGACCGAAAGCTCCGTCTTTAGGGTTCACCCAGCGCAGCAACGGAGGGATGATTGCTGCGATTGCACCTTTGCCGAAGTCGCGTGGATCTGTCGTGCCAGTGGAATAGACCGCGATGAGAGCTCCTACTACTGATCGCGCATAGCTGGCGAGCATGGCTTTGTCTTTAGCTTTCATCGTGTCCGTCCTTTTGTTTGTTTTTGAGTCCGTTGGATGCAAGTAATCCTATTAGACCGCCACTCAATGTCATGAGCATCGGGTTGAGGACTGAGAACGCTTCAGCGTCGTTTGGTGCTTGCTCGAGTGGCTGGGTTACGAAGAGCAGACCGTAGAGCAGGGTAAAGATTGAGCCAACGAACGCGCATGTCAGACCGATTCCAACGACAAGGATGAGCCGTGCTTTGATTTCGTCGTTGGTGTATCTAGCCACAGCGACCACCACCGACTGCGATTTCTGTAGTGAGTGTGATTGCTTTGTTTTTGGTGCGGATGCAGTTCATTCGAGTCCGATCAGCACATCCGGAGCATCCCCACAAGACGACTGCAATCAGCATTCCGTAGCCGATGAGGTAACGCCAACGCATTACGAAAGCAGTGCAGCTACTTCGTCGGCAGTAAGTCCAAGTTTGGCGATGGTTGCTTCTTTTAGTGCTTGACGGTCTGCAATAATTTTGTCTTGTTTGGCTTTTTCTGTTTTATAGTCTTTAGCTACTTGCAAATAAATAGCAATTTCTGTTTCTGTCATTGGTCGGCTGGTTAGTCCGCCATCATCTGATGTCATGTGTTCAGTTGTCATGATTTCCCGTATCCATAAACTGTATAAGTTCCCGTGAGAGTGCCGGACTGAGCGCTAACTGTCAGACCGTCGTAAGCTGTTGCTGTTGAATGGTTGCCGTTGAAGATTTCCACATCTGGCGTGATGTAGGCGCTTCCGTCTTGTAATGCACCGCTAACTGCCATAAGCGTCGCTTGTGCTAGTTGTGGTCCTGATAGTTGTAACTGTGCCCACTGGTAAACACCCGCAGAACCGCCTGCTTGTGATGAAACTTGAAACGAAGTTTGCGCTGTGCTTCGCGCAGAAATCAAAGAACTTGCACCATAGGCGATGACGCGCATGTAGTTGTAGTTTGTCGCTGCTGCCGTTCCTGATGCGCTTAGTTGAGCAAGTATTCCGCCGTTACCTGTTGCAGCAAGCCAACGAAAGTTGATGAGATAATTTGTGTACTCGGAAGTAAAAATATTGGGAACATTGAAAGAAGTTTGCCCTGTGAATGTTGTTTCGGCTTTGACTAACTGGAGACCACTATTGGATTGAAGGGTTGTCATTTGAGCTGCGGTCAATACTTGCCCAGCTGTGAATGTTTGTGTTGCCATAGTGCTTCCTAACTTAGTGCGTAGATCGTATTGAGTGTGGAACTGTCAAGAATGAACAGCTGATAGACGGTCGTCGGGGATGTGTAGATCGTGACCTGATGTGGCTGAGAATATGAGATCCGATGCTCGATGCCTTCAATGAAGGACTCCTGTGCGATCACGCTGGTCGTTGTGGCTGTAGTCGTGATGGTCTTTTCGACGCTGATCGTGTCACCGATTTCAAGGATTGCCACATTGTCGCGCTCACCAGTTGAGAGCATTTGGAAGCCTGTGTTCACGCTGGTCAGTGTCGCTGATGGTTCGCCTTGGATCAGATAAGAAGCCAGTGCGAGAGCTGCAGTGTCGTTGTGGACGAGGCTTTCGGTGTAGGCGATTGCTTGGATGAAGTACTTGGCTTGGCTTGCTAGGTCATCAACGGTCTCTGGTCCTGTGGCTCCGAGATGGGTCACGCTTGCACGGTTGATTACCTTGTCCGCGCCGAAATTGATGGACACAGAATCGTAGGGATAATGGCTTGGGTCGTTGTCACCAAACTCCACCGAAGCTCCAGCAAGTGTCGCTCCGATTCTTTTCTGGAACACGAAGCGCCCCGACCTGTCCACGAACGCGCGTCCCTGCTCTGCAGCCATGATGTCATTGAGATATCCCTGAGCATTAGATCCGGACGGAACTGTGTAGGCAGCAGCACCGCCAAGAGTGACCGCTGAGGTCTCTATTGATTGCTGACCGACACCTTGAAAAGCATCTACTTCTGGGAGTGCAAGAAGCTCTACTACTCGAGCGGACGCGACTTGCTCGGTGACATTCCATTCGTCTAGGAACGCTTGTGAAAGCAAGTACTGGTCGTCTATTGCTTGCACTGTCACTAGGTCGTTGCCGTCCAGATTGAACTGATAATCGTATGTGACGATGAAGCCTTGGAAGAGTGACTGAGCTACGCCTAGCGAGTTGTAGCGGTAGAAGCGAACTCGACGCATAGGTGCGATGCCGGGCTCATTGTTAGCAGGATCATAGGTTGGTGAGTCTGTGTTGAATGGGTTGAATGCACCGTCGGCGAGCTGATCGTTGAGCGTGAAGTTCATGATGCCGGGCACAAACTGGTCTCCTATGTCGCGTCTTCCTCGAGTGATAGACACATCAAGAACACCGTCGGTCACATCAGCGAAGTCTGTATTGGGTCCAAGCAAGAAGGTCGTGTTGTCAAGTAATCCTTTGACGCTTGAGTCCAGTGTGAAGCTTGAAGAGTCCCAGCCAGTGTCAATCTCTAGAAGATATTCACCCGACTGGATGACGGATGCGCTCATTAGTATCTGCCAGAGATCGGACGGACCGCGATGTCAGCTGGACCCGATGCACGGTTGAAGCTCTTCACAGCGTCAATTACGACCTTGCCTGTCTGGGCGTTGGTCATGACTCCGCCGTTCACATTGACTGTGTAGTTGTTGCCACCTCGAGCAGCTGCAGCTCCGCCGACAGCCGAGGTCGGTGATGCTGGCGCGCCTGTGTTGATCGTTGAGACCGTGTTGGCAAAGTTGGCTCCGATGCCTTTGACATCTGCAAGCTTGAGGTTCGGATTCTTGAGCAATACTTCTGCAGCTTGAATTGCTGATTGCACGCCAGCCAAGTACTGCTCGCCTTGCGTGACTCCAGCTTGATAGAACTTGTCGGCAGCCAAAGACCCTAAAGCATCCGCCACATAGTTCAGGTCACTGACCAGCGTGTTGATCCCATTGGGTCCTGAGATCGCGTCAGAGCCACCGATAATCAGTTCATTAGCGATTGCACTGCCAGCCTCTTGACCAGCCTCTAAAACGCTTCTGAGAGCGTCCTGTGACAGACCCATTTCAAGCAGTTTTTCAACCTTCTTTGAGAAGGCTTGCGCGCCTGTTGCCTGCTGAGTTAGCTGAGCAAGGATCGTCGTGCCGGCTTCTTTGGCAGCTTCGGCTGCACCAGATACCGAGAACTCCCCAGTGACTGACTCGGCGACCGTGCCCTTGAAATCGTCGTAAGCCTTCTTCGCTTCTTCAAGCTTGCCTTTCGCTGTGTCGAGAGCTGTGCTGAATTGATCCGTGAGCTCTTCGCGAGCCTTCTTGATCTTCTCTGCCATCTTGTCAATCGCGCCACCAGCACCCGTTGCTGCAGTATCGAGACCTGTCACTACTTCGGTCGCAAGAGTTCCATTGTCTGCCATGCGCTGAAGCTGTGAATTGCTGTATCCCTGCGTTGTGTTGAACGCGCCGAGACTGTCTTTCATTCCGTCCATCTGGCGCTTGTACAGAGCGAATGCTGCGATACCTGCGATGACGACTGCAATGCCGATACCTGTCGCTATTTGGACAGCTGTGAAGGATGCTGCGAGGGCGTAGTTCACTGCAGCTGTGATGACGCTGACGGCTTTCCATGCAGCCATCGCCACATTGGCTCCGACGATTGCTCCAGCGATAAGTCCGATGGCGGTCGCAATACCGACGATCACGCCTGTGTTCTTTTGTGCCCAGATAGCAAAGTTGGTGAACGCGCCGACCATGACCTCAACGACTGGAAGGAGCGCGGTTCCGATTGCTTCTTTGGCTTCGCCGAGTTGGATGGTGAGGTTCTTGAACTTACCCTGAGCCGTGTTCGCAGCTGTTGATGCAGCTCCACCGAAAGTCGATGCGAGAGACTGCATAACTTCATCAACCGATGCACCATCTTTGATGAGCTTGAAGAGCTCTGGCGATAGTTGTTTGATTGCTTTTGTGTTTCCGCCGTAAGCCTTGGACACAGCATCAGCAACTTCCTGAACTCCCTTACCTGTGGCAGCCGAGACATCAAGGACGGTCTTGAGCGCGTCCTGTGCGGTTGCTAGATCTCCCGTACCACGCACAAGGCTTGACAATGCCGGACGAAGTTCATCGTCGGCGACAGCTGCGCTTCTAGACAGTGTGCTGATGAAGTCTTCATTGGCTTTGACCTGTGCTGATGTTGCTCCTGTGGTTGCTTGGAGCTGGCGCGCAAGTTGTGCTTGTGCAGCCTGATCTTCTGCAGCTGCCTTTGAGCTCATCACGAGCCCAGCTGTCAATCCACCGATTGCAGCTAATGCTGGGACGAATGATTTCTTGAGAGCGAATGATGCCTTCTCCGCGTTTGTTTCAAGTGCCTTGAATTGCTCGAATGTTTTCTTGAGTCCGTCGCCTTGAAAGTCTGTGATGATGGGGATGCGAATAGCCATTAGATGTTGCTCCTAGATAGCGCGACTGTCAGCTGTCGCTCGACTTCTTCTGTAATGTTTTTGATGGCAGCTTCGATGTTGTCTGTGTTGGCTTCTACTGCCGGCCACATTGAGCGCGATGCTTTGCCGAATGTCTTGTCCATGTTCTCAATGAGCGTGTTGTTCCACTCATAGGTCCCACCTTTGCGCTTCTGGGACGAGGACGATCTGCCACCACGACCAGCGATATCAAACACAATGCCGGCAGGGTTCTTCTGCTGAATGATGAACGCGCTCAGAGTTTCGTACTGTGCGCCTTTGTCCATGTTCCGTTGGCGTGCGCGTCGAGTGTCAATCTTGACCGTGATATTCCTGTTTGCGACTGCTTTATCCCAAGGGAAGATGTGTCGCCATTTACGACCAAAGCCACGCATGACGGTCACGCCGATACCTGTTGGAAGATTGTTTCGCGCGTCCGAGATGGTCGGCTGCATCAGCGCGCGGTAGTCCTTGGTGATCTGTCGGCGTAGATCTGGGGCGAGTTTGTTCAGCGTCTTGAGATCTTCCTTGATCCCAAATACCTGAACGCCAGTTCTCGCCATGTTCTCACTTCCTGTTTCTTTCCTCTAACACAGTAGTGACAGTGAGTAGGTCGGCGGTGTCAAACTCTTCTTCGTAAAAGCGCGGAGCCCA